CCTCATCGCTCCAGGAAGCAGGACGAGGTAGATGGGTCGCGTGTGGTACGCCACGCGCGAAGAGGTGATGGACGCCTTCGACGTGAAGGAGGCGGCCAACCGATTCGCGCAGGTTGACTCTGCCATCGCCAGTGCGTCGGACGACATCGACGGCTGGCTGAACCGACACAAGCACGGCTGCGCGCCGGTGCTCGCGACCCGCTACTTCGACTGGCCGTCGCAGAACTACTCGCGCTCCTGGCGGCTGTGGTTCGACGAGAACGAGCTGATCGACGCCGACACGATCACCTTCGGCGGCCAGACCCTCACCGTGGACACGGACATCTTCCTGGAGCCGGTCAACTCGGGCCCCCCGTACACGTACGCGGAGATCAACCTCAACGGCTCGAAGACCTTCGACAACGCCGGCACCCGGCAGCGCGCCGGCTCGATCCTGGGCACCTGGGGCATCCGGGACGACCAGAAGCCGGCCGGCACCCTCGCAACAGCCGTGAACGCCTCCGTAACGGCCTGGGACGTCTCCGACGCCTCTCTGGTCGGGGTCGGCTCTCTCGTGACCGCAGGGACCGAGCGGGTGCGTGTCACGGGCCGTTCGGCGCTCACCACCGGGCAGACCATCACGACCGACATGGACGAGCTCGACTCGGACCGGGAGCTGACCGTCGCCGACGGCACCGCGGTCAAGCAGGGCGAGATCATCACCGTGGACACCGAGCGGATGAAGGTCCTCGCGGTCACCGGCAACACGATCCTCGTCGAGAGGGCCTGGGACGGCTCCGTGCTGACCTCGCACCTCACCGGGGCCACCGTGTACGCCGACCGCCGGCTGACCGTCGTACGGGCCGCACAGGGCTCCACGGGGGCCTCCCACAGCCAGGGCGACGCTCTCACCGTCTGGGAGGTCCCGGACCTGATCCGGGACCTGTGCCGGGCCGAGGCCATCACCCGGCTGGAGCAGGAGTTCTCCGCGTACGGCGCCCGCGTCTTCTCCGACGAGGCCGAGCGTGACGCCTCCGGTACCGAGGTCGTCTCGGGCCGCGGTCTGACCGACGTCCGCAAGGCGTGTGCCCGCCGGTACAAGCGCAAGTTCCGGAAGAGGGCGATCTGATGGCCGCAGGGGACGGAATCGACTCCGTCGACATCGTGGACCGCCTCGCCTCGCACGCGAAGAGCCTGGGCGTGTTCGACCGGGTCACGAAGCACGAGCCGAAGAACAAGCCGGGCCGGGGCCTGAGTTACGCCCTGTGGCTCAACCGGATCGAGCCGGCGCGCGGCCGGCACGGGCTGCGGTACACGGACGCCCGGATCGAGATGATCGGCCGGATCTACTCGAACATGCTCCAGGAGCCGCAGGACAAGCTCGACACGAACATGATGGCCGCCGCCGACAAGGTGTTCAACGCCTACACCGGCGACTTCGACCTGGGCAGCGAGGACCGGTTCATCGACCTGCTCGGGATCACTCAGCGTGACCCGCTGAAGTGCGAGTCGGGCTACATCAACATCGACAACATGGTCTACCGGGTGTTCACGTTCGTGATTCCCGTCGTCGTCACCAACGCATGGGAGCAGGTGCAGTGAGCAAGCAGTCCGGGCTGGGCGACCAGCTCTTCGTGGACGGGTACGACATCGGTGGCGACGTCCAGTCGATCGCCTCCCTGTCGACGCCGATCGCCACCCTGGAGATGACGGGGATCACCAAGTCGGCTATGGAGCGCGACTTCGGGATCGCCAACGCGCAGGGGGAGTTCACCTCGTTCTTCAACGACGCGGACGACGCCGCGCACGAGGCGCTGAAGACCCTGCCGCGCACCGACGGGCACCTGATGTACCTGCGGGGTGCGGCGGCCGGCAACCAGGCGATCGGGATGGTCGGCAAGCGCATCGACTACGCCGGCAGCCGGGGCGACGACGGGTCGTTCACCTTCGGCGTCAACATGCAGGGGTCGGGGAACGTCGCCGACTGGTGCACGCAGCTCACCGACGGGAAGATCACCGTCACGGGCGCCGGCAACCAGGACGGCGTCGACCTGGGTGGCGGCGGCTCGAAGTCGTTCGGCTTCCAGGCGTACCTCCAGGTGTTCGCCTTCACCGGCACCTCGGCGACGATCAAGCTCCAGACGTCCTCGGACGACGGGGCCGTCGACACCTACGCCGACCTGACCGACGGCGCCTTCACCACGGTGACGGGCCGGACCGTGCAGCGGATCGAGTCGTCCTCGGCGACGGCCACGGTCGAGCGGTACGTGCGGGTGAACGTCGCCGGCACGTTCTCCAACCTGGTCTTCGCGGTGATCATCAACCGGAACAACGCGACGAGGTACGTGTCATGAGCCGCCCCGTGAACCGCGTGACGCCCAGGCTGGGCGCCGAGCACATGCAGACCTTCGCGATCGAGGCGCCGGCGGCCACCCACTGGCGCCGTGCCACCTGCGAGGAGGTCGGCTGCCGGGCCGCCGAGAACGGCTGGAAGATGCAGCTCGACCTGACCACCGACCTCGGTCTGGCCCAGGCCCGCTACATCAAGCACACCTCGGGCCGGCGCTACGAGGTGGCCGAGCAGCGCGACGGTCTCGTCACCCTGATCTTCCCGGGCGGCCAGGAGTGCTTCCAGGCACACCAGGTGCGCACCGGGCGCCCCGAGAAGTACCTCGTCAAGGGGGGCGACTTCCGGGGCAACCCCCGCGGCCAGCAGGCCCGGGTCCACACCAAGCCGGAATTCTGGGTCGAAGAGTTCCAGGAGAACAGCGCCCGGCTGAACCAGCTCTCAGAAAGGGGCTGACATGGCAAAAGAGACTGGCCTCGGCTGGACCACACTGGACGTGGACGACTCCAGCAGCGTCGCTCAGGACATCCGCAACGACGTGACGAACTTCGAGTTCTCCACGCCGATCGCCGTCCAGGAGGTCACCGGCATCGACAAGTTCGCCATGGAGCGACTGCTGCTGCTGGCCGACTTCTCGATCACCCTGAACGGGGTGTTCAACGACGCCGCGTCCGACTCGGCGCACTCGGTCCTCAAGGACGTCGCTTCGACCCGGGTGGCGCGCACCGTCGCGATCGCGGTGTCCGGGCAGACCCTGTCCAACGAGTGCCTGCTGACCGACTACCAGCTCACGCGCGGTGACGACGGGTCCCTGACCTGGTCGTGCCCGGGTGTGCTGTCGAACGGAACCGCTCCGACCTGGAGCTGACGGGAGAACCCCATGCCTTCCTACTCCCTGAGCATCCGCACCCGGATGCACGCCTCGGGGCCGCTGTTCGACCACCGGTCGACGCGCGCCTTCGACGACTTCCAGGAGGAGTTGGAAGAGGAGGCCGCGGAGTGGGCCCTGGACCACATCCAGGGCACCTACCACCGCAGCTTCCGGAACCCGACGCCGGCCTACGAGTTCACCGTGCGGGTGCGCAAGTCGCGCGGCGGGGCTGAGGTGTGGGACGGCGGGCACGGCGGCGCCGTGTACGGGCCGTGGCTGGAGGGCGTGGGGTCCCGCAACGCCATTACCCGCTTCAAGGGCTACTGGGCCTTCCGCAAGGCGTCCAGCGCCCTGGAGCACGTGATAGACGACATCGGCGACCGGCTGTTCCGGTCGACCTACCGCCGAAGGCTGGAGTAACGATGGGCTACCGCAAAGTCCCGAGGATCTACACCCTGACGTTCGACAAGGAGCTGGAGGGCCTGATCGTCCGCATGAAGGGCCTGAAGCTGGGCCAGATGCGCGCCCTGATGGCGATCCTGGACGACAAGGACAGCCGCACCCTGGACGAGCTGCCCCCGTTCATCGCCAAGCACATCGTGTCCTGGAACCTGGAGGACGAGCAGGGGGAACCGATCCCTGCCACCGAGGCCGGCCTGGACGAGCTGGACGTCGACGAGCTCCTCGCGATCTCCAGCAGGTGGATGGACGAACTGGTCGGCGTCCAGGACGACCTGGGAAAAGACTCGCCGAGTGGCGAGCAGTTCCCGGGGCGACCCGTAGCGATGGAAGCACTGTAGTCAAGCCTCCCGAGCTGGAGGACGCCGAGATGGTCCTCGGTCTCCTCGAACGGTTCGGGGGGTACACCCTGTCCTCCCTGATGGAGGAGGACGTCGAACTCCTCCGACTGTGCGCGATCCACGCGGAGGGAACCAGAAAGGAGGCGGGCGGTGGCGAACCGGGTTAACGTCAACATCACGGCACGCGACCTGACGCGCCCTGAGCTGTCCCGGATGCGCCACAACTTCCGGGCCCTGGGGCAGGACCTGGACCGGGCCGTCACCGCCCGCACCCGGCAGAACTTCGACCGTCTGGGCCAGTCCGTCAACCAGGCCCGAAGGGACCTGACGGCGCTGCGTGGCGTCATCCCCGATGACGAGTTCTTCCGGATGGACGCGGCGATCCGCCAGTCCCAGCGCACCATGCAGCGCGGGTTCGGCCGGGTCGGGGACCGGGCCTTCGCCCGGGTGGCCGCGCAACTGAGGTCGGTCACCGACGAGTTCGACCGGCTGGACCGCGACAACCTGATCCGGGTCCGGGTCGACAACTCGGCGCTGCGGCGGGCCGACGCCCAGCTCGCGGCGTGGCGGCGCCAGCAGTCCCGTAACGACGTCCGGGTGCGGGTGAACCCGGACGTGAACCGCGGCTTCGGCCGGCGCCTGACGCGGCTGCTGATGGCGCCGTTCCGGCAGGCCGGCTCGGTCCTGGGGGGCATCCTGTCCGACGGCCTGGGCCAGGGCATCGTGCAGGGCTTCACCTCGGCCGGCCCGGTCGGCATGGCCGTGTTCGCGGCGATCATCGCTTCGTCGCTGTCGCTGATCGGTGCCGCCCTGTCCGGCCTGATCGTGGCCGCCTTCGGGCTGGCGTTCGTGGGCGTGGCCGGCTGGAGCGCGGCGACGTCGAAGCAGGTGCAGCGCCAGTGGTCCTCCACCCTGAAGAGCCTCCAGGGCAACTTCAAGGAGGTCGGCGAGCCGATGATCCCCGTGCTGGAGCGCGGGATCCGGAAGCTGGAGCAGCTCGGGGACAAGATCGCGCCGGTCTTCAAGCAGGCTATGGAGGAGGCGGCCCCGGCCACGAACCTGTTCATCGACAAGCTCTTCGAGGGCATCGAGCGGTTCGGCAAGGCCATGTTCGAGCCGATGATGGAGGCGTGGGAGGTCTTCGCCCCGGTGTTCGGCGACGTGTTCTCCGACTTCCTGGAGGACCTGGGCGAGAACTTCGCCGACATCGCGAACCTGGTCCGTGACCACTCGGTGGAGATCGAGATCGCCCTGCGCGCGGTCTTCAAGATCATCTCCGGCCTGGTGGAGGTCGTCGAGTTCCTCGGCCGCGCCTGGGTCAGCGCCCTGAACACCATGGGCGACGCCGTCGGATTCTTGATCGAATGGGGTCTGCGGCCACTGACCAACGCCGCCCTGACGACCTTCGAGGCGATCCTGTTCGCAGCCGACACCGCGTTCGGCTGGATCCCCGGCATCGGCGACGACCTGGGTGAAGCCCGGGACGCCTTCGCCGGGTTCAAGGAGACCACCCTGACCGCCCTGGACGAGATGGCCAACGGCGCCTACGGGCTCGACGAAGCCCTGGACCGGATGAACGAGACCCGCAAGCTGAAGGCCGACATCACGCAGTGGGAGTCCGAGCTTTCCCGTGCGCGCGAGGACCTGAAGAAGACGACCAGCCAGAAGGCGCAGGCCAAGGTCGAGGCCAACATCAAGGACCTGACCCGCAAGCTCGCCGTCGCCCGCGGGCAGCTCGCCGAGCTGAACGGCCGGGTCGCCCGGACGTACGTGTACACCACCTACACGGACATCCACACCTCGCTGGGCACCCGGCAGCGCCGGCACGGCCTGGCGACCGGTGGTGTCCGCGGCATGATGGCCGCCGCCTCGGGCGGAGTCCGCTCGCACCAGACCCTCGTCGGGGAGCAGGGACCCGAGATCGTCGACCTGCCGGTCGGCTCCCGGGTGCGGTCCAACTCCGACACCCGGCGCACCCTGGGCCAGTCCGCCCCCGCCGCCGGCGGCGGGTCCACCCTGGTCCTCCAGTCGTCCGGCCGGCGGGTCGACGACCTGCTCCTGGAAATCCTGCGCGAGGCGATCCACCAGCGCGGTGGCGACCCCGTGCGTGTCCTCGGAGGCCGCTGATGACCGCCACGATCCGGAACTACACCAGCGCCACCACCACGTCCGGGACGAACTCGACGACGATCACCCTGAACTCCTTCTCCGACATGAAGGAGGGGGAGCTTCTGCTGGCGTTCCTGAACCTGCCGGTGGGCACGGTCACCCCGCCCGCGGGCTGGGAGCTGGTCGGCAGCTTCACCGCCAGTACCGGCAACCAGTCGGAGCTGTGGCAGAAGCGGGTGACCTCCTCAGAGCCGGCCAGCTACACCTGGACGTCGTCCATCACGAGCGCCATCGTGGGGTCCCTGCTGTGCATCTCCGGGGCGAACGGCATCCTCCAGTGGGACGCCCTGACGCAGACGTCGGACGCCACCCCGAACACGCGGCAGCTCGACGCCGCCCGGGACTCGATGTCCCTGAAGGTGCTCGCCTGGCGGGACGCGGCCACGGCCACGTTCAGCGGCGTATCCGGGGAGATCATCGACACGGTCACCGCGAACAGCGGCAGCACCATCTTCCGGGGGATGGTCGTCGCCGGCCGGTCGCCGGGCGGCAACCTGAGCACCGTCGACGACACGATCAACGCCGGCGACTCGGAGACCAACGCCACCTGGACACCGTCGGCCGGCACCATCGACTACTCGATCGGCTGGATCGTCCTGCTGGACAACGCCCTTCCGGATGAGGAGGAGTGGTCGTCCACGGAGGGTGACTTCACGGTGGAGCTGGAGCTCGACCGCATCGAGATGGGCTCCAACTCGTCGATCAGCTCCCCGCTGAGGGGGGACGTCACGGGCCTGGTCGAGACGATCACCTCGTCGGGCGACAACCCCCCGAACGAGATCGACGACAACCTGGCCGACGGCCTGACCACCACGAAGTGGCTGGTGTCCGGCGACTCGGGGTGGGTCCAGTACGACTTCGGGTCCGGCAACGCCAAGACGATCAAGCGCTACCGGCTCGCCGCGGCGAACGACAACCGGGTGCGCGATCCGATGGACTGGACCCTGAAGGGGTCGAACAACGGCACCGACTTCACCGACCTGGACGTGCGCGAGGGGGTGGGGTTCGGCAGCCGGTACGAGGTGCAGGAGTTCCGCGTGTCCTCGCCGGGCGAGTACCGGTACTACCGGCTGGACATCTCGTCGAACTTCTCGCCGGCGTCGGCGACCAGTGTGCAGCTCTCGGAGTGGCGCCTGTCGGTGCACGACACGTGGGAGGACGTCACGGAGCGGGTCCGCTGGGACGACAAGATCCGCATCACGCGGGGGTTCCAGGGGGCCGCCGGCCGGCACGACTTCTCCCGGGCGTACTTCACGCTGAAGAACCCGGACGGCCTGTTCTCGATCAGCAACCCGGACAGCCCGTACTACGGGTCGCTCCAGCGCAACACCCGGGTGAGGATCTCGAAGCCGTACGGGGGGCAGGCTCTCCAGCTCCAGGGCGCGGTCGCGCTGGCCGGCACGAACATGATCGGGGACTGCGTACGCACCCCGCTCACCGACGACCTGATGATCACCGGGGACATCGACGTCCGGATCGACCTGCACCCGGAGTCGTGGCGGGACGAACAGATGCTCGCCGGCGTCGACAGCCAGCAGACCGACTTCTTCGGCACGGTGGAGTCCTGGGCGTTCTACCTGGACGACAACGGGCTGCTGAACTGGACGAACACGCCCTCGGGCGGCTCGGCCGTCACGTTCACGTCCACCCGCGCGGTGCCCAACGCCGGCCGGCAGGCGGTCCGGGTCACGCTGGACGTGTCCGTGGCCACGGCCACCTTCTACATCTCGGACAGCATGACCGGGTCCTGGACGCAGCTCGGCGACGCGGTCACCGCATCGGCGACGTCCATCGGCTACACGGGCGGCGCCCTGTGCGTCGGCCACGTCGGCGGCAAGGACCAGCGGGGCATCCACGGGCGGGTGTTCGGCTTCGAGCTGCGCGACGGCATCGACGGGACCCTGGTCGCGGACCTCGACTTCACGCAGCCGCCCGTGGACACGTTCAACCGCACCGCGTCCAGCGGCTGGGGCACCGCGTCCAGCGGGCTGGAGTGGACGACGTCCGGCGGGAGCGCCTCCGACTACAGCGTCAGCGGCGGCATGGGGCGGCTCACTCACACCACGGCCGGGGTGCGGCGCATCGCGACCCTGGCGCCGACGACGGCCGACGCGGACCTGTACGCCACGTTCGTGATGCCGTCCCTGCCGGTCGGGGACAGCGCCTACGCCATGCTCGCGTCGCGCTACACCGACGTGAACAACCAGTACTTCGCCCGGGTCCAGGTCACGGCGGCCGGCGCGTCGACGCTGACGCTGCGGGAGCGGGTGTCCGGCACGGAGACGCAACTGTCCACGGTCGCCGGCCCGACCATCGTGGCCGGTAACCGGTACCGGGTGCGGTTCCAGGTGACGGGCACGACGCTGCGGGCGAAGCTGTGGAAGGAATCCGACGGGGAGCCGGCGTCCTGGTCGACGACCACCACGGACTCCAGCCTCAGCTCGGGCGCGGTCGGCCTGTGGTCGA